CATCCAGGCCTTTCAAAAGACCGAAGATGACCTACTGAACATGGCTCCGAAGCTTGCTGAACTTCAGCTCGCTGCGGATGCCGATACATCAAATCGCCGTTTTAGGTTTAATCCTAAACGTCAGCTTGATGTGATCCGCGAAGCTCGAATTCTTCTCTCGAAGGTGTTTTCGAACTTCGACTTCACGGACATAGTGCCCCGACACGGACCCGGTGCTGTTGCCACTCGGCAAAAGCTTTGGGATAAGTTTCGGTTCACTAATGTCTCGAGTCGTATTCGCAAGCATTTTCCGATTGATGCGTACTTTTACGCATCATTAGGTCATGTTTGCGACCGTCTAGATGGCCTTTCGGCTATTAACGACGAGGATCTTCCTGCACGAGTTATACTCGTACCGAAAGATTCACGCGGTCCGCGTTTGATATCATGTGAACCCGTTGATTTTCAATGGATTCAACAAGGTATCTCGCGCAGACTTGTTCAGCACATCGAAGAGTTAAGCCTAACTAGGTTTAACGTCTTCTTTACAGACCAAACTCCTAATCAGTGTGGGGCCCTTTTGGGTTCACGCACTGGTCGTTACGCGACCCTGGACCTCAAAGAGGCTTCAGATCGAGTAAGTTGCGGTCTGGTTCGCTTGCTGTTTCCTTCTCACGTTAGTGAGATTTTGTTGGAATCAGCAAGAAGCACATCGACGACGTTGCCGTCTGGCAAGATTATTCGACTAGAGAAGTTCGCTCCAATGGGGTCAGCATTATGCTTTCCCATATTGGCGCTTACTATCTGGTCTATCTTGACAGCAGCCACGTCCGACGCAGATACTCAAGAGAGTATCTTAGTGTACGGTGATGATGTGATCGTCCCCACGGCGTTTGCCGCGAATGCGATCGAACAACTAGAGTCATTTGGTTTAAAAGTAAACCGTGACAAAAGTTGCACCGGAGGACTCTTCCGAGAGTCGTGTGGCAAAGATGCCTTTAACGGCGAATCTGTCACACCAGTTCGTATAAGAACTGTCTGGTCAACATCACCTAGCCCGGAAGTCTATACTTCATGGATTAGCTATGCTAATTCCATGTACTATAGAAAGTACTTCAACACTTACGATTTGATCGTAAGGTTATTACACCGTGTATACGGTGCAATACCGTGCACAGACATGCATCTTGCATGTCCTGCACTCGTGGAGGTACCTGAGGTCATGCGGCCAAAACAAGTACGAATCAACCATGGTCTCCAAAAGAGACAATGGAAGGTTCGTGATGTTAAGGCCCCTGCTAAAATCCACGAAATGGACGGTTGGCTTATGCTTCTTCGATTCTTCACAGAATCGAGGGCATCTGACAATCGTCCTCACGTGTCTAGCAGTCATGATGGCGCTGATTTTGCGCCATTTTCAGTCCGTTCATACACAAGTCGGAAGGCTAGCATGCTAGTCAACCGATGGCGATGAGCTA